CTAAATATTTAACTCTCTAATTGAATTAGTGGCATCAATTTTATTTTGATCATTTAGATGAGTATAAATGTCTAAAGTCATCTTAATATCTTCATGTCCCATTAACATTTGAACTGTTTTTGGTTTTATGTTTGTTTCACTTATTAGCAAAGTTGCAAATGTATGTCTGAAACCATGGATAGTAATTCGCCTTAAATTAGGATTCTTTTTGTAAATTGCATTTAGCCATTGAGCAGGTTTTGTTAATGTACACCATTTTCCATTAGCTCCGTGAAAAAGGTATTTATAAATAACTTTTTGAGATTTTTTGTAGTTTATTAGCGTTTCATGTAAATTGGCTGATATAGGCAAGATCCGTTTGGACATCTTACTTTTAGGTGGTTGCATGATTGTTTTACTATTTAACCCATAAGCCAGAGTTCTATTTACAGATAAAGTATTTTTAGTTAAGTCAATATCTTTCCAGGTCAATGCGAGTGCTTCAGAACGTCTTAATCCTGTTGAAGATAATAATTTAAAATAAGTGTACGCAGTTATATCATATTTTTTTGCGGCAGCTAAAAATTCTTCGAGTTCTTGTTTAGAATAAACATTATGTTCTATATCTCGACGGGGACGTGATGTTTTATTCGGCATTATAATTTTTCTAATTGGATTTTGTTCAACATAACCTAATCTAATAGCATGCTCAAAAAGTGTACTCAATAATCTAACAACATCTTTATATTTAACAATTTCTTTTGCTTTTTGATTGGCAAATTTTTGTACTGCCTTAACCTGTATTTTATCCATAAAACGATTTCCAAATATAGGCTTAATGTGGTTTTTATACAATTGCCAAGTTTTATTTGCTGTTGACTCTTTAACTTGACCTTTATAGTTTTCAAACCATAAAGAGTACATTTCATCTGTTTTTATTTGTTTAGGCTTTTGGTAACCTTGAGTACCGTTTGCTCTTAATTGGTCGTAAGTGGTTTTAGCTTCATTATAACTGGGAAAACCTTGGCGGGTAATGTTAACCCGTTTGCCATTAGCATCTAAACCTAAGTATAAATGGAACTTAAACAAACGCTCACCACGCTTATTTTTATATTCTTTTATATGTGGATCTCTTTTAGGCATTTTTTATCCTTTCTAATATGTTATAATTAAATATGCAAAAGGGCATTGCTCTCTTGTTTTACACAAAGCTTTTAAGAATTAGTTTTCCAGACGATCTCTTAGAAGCTTTTTTATATTGCAATAAAAAATTATTTTATATTAACTTTAAATTTAGCTGATTTAGAATCAAAATCAGTTAACGGTTTAAAATGCATCTCAAAAGAACCAAGTTTTTTTGTTCCAAAACCAGTTATAACGTCTGCTTCTTTGCCTGGAGCAATTGAATCAAGTGTAGTATCGTTTACTGGATAATCTTTAAGTTTCGAATTATCAGGGCCATATGCATCTACATCGCCACCAATAGGTAGATCTTTTTTGCTATCATTCTTCACATGGTAGACTATTTTAATTACATGTTTAGGCTTGCTATCCTCAAATTCATTGCGTTCACTAGTTTTAGCTGCTGATTTGAGTGTGTATTCCACCTTACCAACTTTTACAGTATCACCTTTTTTGTAGAACTTAATTTTGGGTTGTGCTTTTTTCTTTGAAGATTTAGTTACTTTTGTTCCGCCTTGAGTGTCGTTATTAGAACTGCTGCAAGCCGTTAATGATACTGCTGCTAAAATTGTAGTAGCCATTATTAGTAATTTCTTATTCATCATTTCCTCCTAAAAACATTTACCTTAGGTTTTTTGTCGCTGGCTTTATGGACATTACATAACTTAAAAAACAAGATCATTTTTTTGTTCAAACAATTCAACTGCATCTTTGAACATTCTTTCAGGTATTCCATACCGTTGAATAAATTGTATCGGTTCGTCAAATGTATCAAATTGATTTGAAGCATATTCGTAAATTAAATTAAGAGAATATAAATCAGCTAGTCGTTCTTCTGAATTAATGGGTTTTCCACAGTAAAATGCACCATTAACATCACCATTGATAATATGACCAATTTCATGACCAATAATAAAAGGCAATTAAAATTTATTTTTACTGTTTTGGTTTATAACTATCAATTTCTTATCAGGTAAAGCTACTGATTGGTAACTTTGCTCTCTTCGAATTAAAGCGCAGCTAATACCATGGTCAAAAGCGTATTTTAAAAGGTATTTTACTAAGTCTTCCATCACTCACCTTTACCCTTTCTAATATCACTGTCCATTAAGTTGCGTATAACATCAAGATACTCCTTAGGCACCGGTTTGCCACGATATGAATAAATAGTTTCGTCATCCGTGATGTCAACATAAGGATGGCTTTCTTTATTTACAGTAGGTGAAGGATCATCGGTATTACCTAAGAGGTAGTCAGTTGATGTATGTAAAACCTTTGCTACTGTTCTAAGCTTTTCAGCTGTCGGTGCTTGTTTTTTCCAATGATATATAGTTCTAGTTCCTAAACCAGCTTTATCATTTACCTCAATTAATGATAAGCCATGTTTTCGAGCTAATTCTTTTATGCGTTCAAATGTTGTCATATAAGGCTCCAATGGAAAGCAACAAAAATATTTCGCAAAATTCGCAAATTTAGCTTGAAAAATTCGCAATAATGCGTAATAATATATTTGTCAAATAAATTACTTATAAATTTGAATAAATAAAAAAGTATTGAACAGTATGGGGATACCTTTCAATCGCTTATTTATTATACTTTTATATTCGCACTTATGCGAATTAAAGTCAATATAAATTCGTAATTTATTGACAAAATTATTTACACTTTTGTTTTAGGAAGAAGGGAGTGAGCTATGTTGCCAGCAGAACAGGCTCTTGCAGAAGCAAAGTCAAAGATTTTTAGTGTTATCAAAATTGAAATGATTCGTCAAGGCTACACAGTTTCAAGTTTGGCAGAGCTATTAAATGTTAATCGACCGACTATTAGCTATGCAATTCACGGTGGGACTACACCACGTGATATTTCTGTTAGGAAGAAAGTTTATAAGGTTTTGGGGATGAATAGTTAGTTAGAAGGAGGTGAATGAAGATGGAAGTAAAAGTTCCGATTAATATTCCCGATGATCAACTCCTTCATGCAGTTGAATCAATTTTTAAAAAATATGGTTTAACTGAAAGTCAAGACACGAGTTGGATGAATCAAACTAATGCTAGAAAATACCTTAATGTTTCTAAAGCAACCTTTTATAGGTGGGAAAAAGCAGGAAAAATTCCATTTAGCCTAATAGAAGGAGTTAAACGCTATTCAAAAAAAGAGCTAAACAAAGTAATGGATGAACACAGAGTGTGTATGAGGTAGAAATTATGGAAAGGATATTAGAAAAATGGCAGCATTTTTTAAACATATACACCGACATAAAACTGAAAAGCAAAAGATCATTATTAATCTCATTAATAGTAGCTATTGTTGGGCTGGTGTCAACGATTTACATTCTCCGCTTACCAGAATACATCCCAGGAACATAAAAAAGTCCGACTGCAATCGGACTATTAAATATTGGTAATACTAAGGAGATTATAACATATGGAAGTAAAAGATGGTAATGAACTAAAGCAAGCTATCCATGACATTAATGTTCAAGAAGAATTAACTGAAATTGCTAAAGAAGATCCAGATGCAACATTAATTGGTGATTCAGAGAACTCAATAATCTCGAGATTAGCAACTGGAGGAAAAGTCTATAAGAATGAAGGACAATTTCTAAAGCATCGTTTAGAAGTTAACCACGGCTCTCTAGATAAATTGTGTGAAGAATTAGATTACGATCCGTATGATTTTTTAACAGATTCTTGTGATATTGATGATGGAGATAGTTTTTCATCAATAATTGAATGGGCATACGGGAGTGAAAGGATAGGCGATGCTTTAAAATGAAACTCTTTGAAATAAATGATGCTATCAAAAAGGTAGCTGATAAAGATGATATTGATCCAGAAACATTAAAAGATACGCTTGATTCTTTGAAGCTAACTAGAGATGACAAACTGGATGGATTAGCTGGCTTAATTGAACGAGACACCGCAAACATTGATTTTTTGACGAACAAAATTAAGCAGCTTACAGAGCAGAAACATCATTACGAAAATCAGAAAAATAATTTGCAAAATTATATGACTGAAGTGATAGATGATGCCGGTATTAAAGAGCTGCATACTAAGCATTACATTTTAAAGCCACGTAATTATAGGCAAAAAACCATTATTTCAGATGAACGTAAATTACCTAAAGTTTATATCGTAACCAAAGAAGTTTCGTCAATAAACAAACGAAAACTCTATCAAGATATGAAAGATGGTCAAAATATACCGGGTGCACATTTAGAACCCAATAGAAAAACAACAATTAGCTAGGAGATTTTTATGATAAATGACGAATTTTTAAAATGGCAGGAAGAAACTTTTAAAGCAATTGAGCTTTGGACTATCCGTTTAAAGAACGAGGCTTTAAAGCAAAACACCTATAAAGGTGCGATTAATTACCTTGATATAAATTATCCTAGTCCAATATGCGCACATGAAGGATCACCTAGCGAACAGTTTCAATCAGTGATTAGATCCATGTTTGAGGAAGCAAAAAAGATGGTTTATGACGAAGCACAGTTGCAGGAGATAAAACATGGTAAATAATAAACATGTACGAATTAAGACCATATCAAAACGATTTAATTCAGCGAATTACTAAATCAATGCAGAAGGGGCACCATCACATTATTGTGCAGTCACCACCTAGAACAGGCAAGACAGTGGTAATGGCAGAAATTGCTAGGAGAACAACAACTAAAAACAATCGCGTAATGTTTGTTATTCACAGAAAAGAAGTATTGGATCAAGCTAAGGCTACTTTCAAAGCACAAGATGTTAAGCCTAACTTTGCAACTATGGGGTTGGTGCAGACGCTTTGCAGAAGGGTAGATAAATTGCCTGAGCCACAATTGATTCTGATTGATGAAGGTCACCACGCTCTTGCTAAAAGCTATCAGAAAATACTAAACAAATTTAAAAATGCTTATGTATTATTCTTCACAGCTACTCCTAGGCGAACTGGTCAAAAACAATTAGATCAGATAGCAGACGATATTATTGTCGGGAAATCAATTAAAGAATTAACTAATGAGGGCTTTTTAGCACCATTCAGGTATTTCCAACCACCAAATGATTTTAATAGTAAATTACTAAAACGCAGTTCGACAGGTGATTACACTAATAGATCAATGAATGAGGCAATGAGCAATAAGATTTTTGGACATGTCGTTAAGCAATATCAGCGGATTGCCAAAGGGATGCAAGCAGTGGTTTATACCTATTCCATTAAATCAGCAAAGAGGGTGGCTCAAGAATTTAACGATGCAGGAATTGAAGCAAAAGAAGTTGACGGCAAAACACCAGCAGTTGAAAGGGATGCAATTGTTACTGATTTTAAAAATCAGAGTTTAAAGATATTGGTTAACGTCAATTTGTTCACTGAGGGCGTTGATTTACCAAACGTTGATTGCGTAATCATGGCTAGGCCTACCACATCATTAGCATTGTATTTACAGTTTTCAATGCGCTGCTTAAATCCTAGACCAGGAAAGACAGCAATAATTATTGACCACGCTAATAACGTGCAGAAATTTGGCTACCCAGACGATGACCGAGATTGGAAACAGGCAGTAGTTAGTGGCACGAAATCAGTTTCAAAAATAAATACCGATCACGGCATGGCAATTATAACTTGCGACTATTGCTTTGCAGTTGCGAAAACCAGTGAGGTTAAAAATGGCAAGTGTCCACTCTGCGGAAAGCCAATCAAAGTTCACGAGGCAAAACAGGTTAAAGATGTTGATTTAGTTGAAGCAAAAAATCGTAAAAAATTAATAGCGGAAATAGTAAAAAGCGATTTACTTAAAAAAGTCGCAAACATGAAAGTTAGTGAATTAAAATCTCCAGCCGAATTTAATACTTATGCAAAATTGCATGGCTATAAGCCAGGATGGATTTATTACCAACTTAAAATGAGAGGAATGATTAAGAAATGATAGTTTTACCTAAACCAAAAAAATTAGAACCAAAGGCACAGCCACACAACTTTTTCATCTGGGGAGCACCAATGAGTGGCAAAAGTTACTTTGCGAGCTTTTTCCCGAATCCAATTGTGCTCAATACCGATGGCAACAGCGATCAGGGAACCGCACCAGCGTTTCAAATTAGGAATTTAAGAGATAAAAATGGCAAGCCAACGCAATTAGTTACCCAACAGCTAGACGATATTATCTTAGCTTTACAAACAGAAAACGAACAAAGAAAACCAGAGGAGCAATTCAAAACTATTGTAGTAGACGTGATAGATGACATTATCGTTATGCTTGAGCAGGCAATTTGCTGGGATAACAATGTTAAGTCATTAGGTGATATTCCATACGGCAAAGGTTATGCATTATTTAACACGGCATTGCAACAGCTAGTAATGGATTTGAAAGCTTTGCCGATGAACATCATCTACATTAGCCGAGAAAATTCAATTACAGATGACAACACTGGTGCTACTACTTACCATCCTTCATTGAAAACCAAGTACTTCAATGTTGTGAACGGTAACTGTGATGTTGAAATTAGAACTAAAAAAGTTGGTGACGGTGTTAATGCTTCCTATTTCAGAGAAGTAAAAAGCCTAAGGACGCAGTACAATCCGAAAAATATTACAGACCATCGTATTTTGAAACTGCTGGAAACATGCAACGGAATTTTTAAAAAGGAGAGTAAATAATGAGTCTTTTAGATGCAATGAACGAATTAAAGCAAAAAGGTTTTAATCCAAAAGAGGGTAAGGAATATAACCCATACGAGCCGATCCCAGATGATACTTATTTAATGAGCTTTGACAATGTGACTCATAATGCCAAAGGCGATCGAGATTTCCTGATGTTAACTTTTAGCGTCATCCAGGGTGAATATGAAGGCAGGCAAGAATCGATTTTCCCATCACTTGCGCAAACAAAAGCTAATGGTGATCCAATGCCTAATTCAGTTATTGCTAGAAGCATTTCTGAAATTCAAATTATTGGAGAAACTCTTGATAACCCAGTGCCCGACAAGTGCTTTGCTTTTGAAAATGAAACCGAGGCTTATGATGCAATTGCCGAAGCACTGCAGCCAGCATGTGGCAAGGTCTTAAAAGTGACTATCAAAACTACCCCTAATAAGAAAAATCCACAATATCCATTTAGGAATTATACGTTTGAAAAGCATGAACAACCGCAAGTAGCCGATGCCAAGGATCCATTTAATGGAACAGGCGATACTGTTGACATTAACGATGACGACTTACCATTCTAGGAGAAAAACAAAATGAATGTTAAACAAATAATTTTTAACGGCAATATTGATAACTTCAAAGCTAAAAATGGTGTTGTGAATATTCAAATCAGTACATCAGCTAAAAATTTATCATTAGACAGTTTAAATGAAATTGCAAAAAATCAGATTCAGGTAATACTTGAGTCTAACCAATTAGAAATGATTGATTCTGAAACTAAATAATTATGCCACTAGAAAATCTAGTCAATTATGCTATTAGCTATGCAGCTCACGGATTTTCTGTAATTCCAATCGGATCAAATAAACGACCGCTGATTAAATTTGCCGATAAGCCAGCACTTACTAGTGATGAAATTAGAAAGGTCTGGCAACGCTATCCATTGGCTAACATCGCTCTTAAAACTGACAAGTTTTTCGTGATTGATGTTGACCGTCATGGTGATGTTGATGGCTTACAATCCATCCTTAATCTTAATCATAACGAATGGTTTAAAGACACTTTGCGAGAAAAAACCGCTCATGATGGTTACCACTTCTTTTTTCAAAAACCTAGAAAAGAAAATGTGACGCAATGCATTGGGCTATTGCCAGGTGTAGACTTAAAAGCACACGAAAATAATTATGTGGTAGTTGCTCCAAGTAAAATTGACGGCAAGTCATATCGGTGGCTTAATCACAAACCAATAAGACCAGCTCCTGCTGGTTTGTTGGAATTAATTCAATGCAAGTCAAAGCCAGAGAAAAAGACGATTTTAGACTATAAAATTGCTAGTAAAACGCAGACCTCAAAACTCTTTGAATTAATTGCCAATGGCCTAGGCGATACCGGCAGGCGCAATGATACTCTTACCAGTTTTGTCGGTGGACTCTTATATCGCGGTGTTGATCCAGATGCAGCAGCTAAATTAGCATTAATTGCAAATACTAATACAACAGACAGTCTTCCGCTGAATGAAGTGGAACGAACAGTAAATTCAGTAATTGTAAAAGAGATTAAAAGAAGGGGGATTGAATGAGTGACGTTATTAAAATCAATGAAAAAAATGCTGATAAGTTACGAAAAACCACCATTGAACTTGAACGTCAAAATAATGGTGCCGTTAAAACTACTAGCGTTAAAAACGCAGTGCTAATTCTATTGCATGATCCCAATCTCAAAAATTTATTTCGATTGAACGAATTTACCCAAGAAATTGATGTCGTTGATAATCGTAAATTAGAAATAAAAAATATTGGCACTGTCATAATCAGTAAGGGTCAATATACAGACCAGGTTACTAACTCAGTAGAGCTTTATATCGAAGCTCGATCAGATTATGAGCATGCCACTTTTAAAAACGTAATTATCGAGCAGGCAATTGATAATGTGGCTTACATGAATTCCTATAACCCCGTTATTGAATATATGGATAATGCATATAAACATTGGGACAAAAAACGCAGGATTGATAATTTCTTTCCTGAATATCTGGGAGCTAAGAAGAATGCGACCACAACATTAATTACTCGGACATGGTTAATGGGAGCAGTGGCCAAAGCATACAACCCTGAAACTAAATTTGATTATGTTTTAGATTTAGTAGGTGGCCAAGGAGTCGGTAAAACTTCGATTCTGAAGAACATTGCACCTATGGGGTTATATACGGACCAATTTAATACATTCACTAAGAAAGATGATTTTGAAGTGATGAAAAATGCTCTGATTGTCAATGATGATGAAATGACTGCCAGCAATGAGGCGAGTTTTGAAGAAATCAAAAAATTCATCACGATGCAAGACTTCGAATACCGCAAGCCTTATGGTCATAAACCATTACATTTTAAGAAAAAATTTGTCATCGCACGAACAACTAATGAGGTTAGACACTTACGTGACCGTTCAGGCGATCGGAGATTTTTATCAATTTATGCTGATCCAAAAAAGCAGACCAAAAATCCTGTGACCGATTTGACCGAGGATGTGGTGCAGCAGCTGTGGGGCGAAGTAGTATGGTTATTCAAAAATGCGAAAGATCCATTTAAATTTACACCTAAACAGGAAGAATTACTGAAAGAAAATCGTGAAGAATTCCGATACACATCCGGTCTTGAAGATAATCTAATGGATGTTTTAGAAAATAAGTTCAAGAATAGAGATTTTATCCCAAACCGGGAATTATCAGTTGCTTTGTTTCAAGATCCCAATGCACTTTCGCGGAATAATAAGCAAACACGTGATATTAGATATTATATGGAGCACATGGGATATGACACTAGTGCAAGATTAAGAATAGAAGGAAAAGTTCAGCGTGGCTTTTCAAAGACGTGACAGTTGTGAACGGTAGTGTGACAGTAACTGTCACAGCTGTATCCGTTGGGAGAGTAAGTTAAAGAAGATAGTGTGACAGTATGACAGTAAATATTGATAAAACTTTTTATTTTTATAATATATAGCCTCCATAGCTATAAAAAAGTTTTTTAAAATTTTACTGTCACGTCTTTGAAAAAAGTCTTTTATCTTATGTGAGAGTAGAGCTTAAAGGCGTGACAGTAACTGTCACGGAAGTGTCACCTCTGAGGAAAATATTATGGAAGTTATTGAAGGTTATTTAGCTAAAAATCCCGATGTAATGGGAAGTTGAGTGATAAAGATGAAATTTAAAGATGGAGAGGTAGCGAAAATGGAAAATAAAAAAACGCCACAATCCGACAAGATTGGTACGTTTAAAATGGATAAACATGGTGAATTAGTTTGGGAAGATTCTAATTATGGACATACAGTTTTTACAGCTGAACAGGTCGAAGCAATCAAATTTTTAATTAATTCTGTATAACGATTTGAATTAGTTTTTTTCCAAAAGTTGTGAATTCTATAACTCCCTTTTTAATGCTTGGTTTTGAACTTGTGTTTGAGAATTCGGTTGAATTACTCCAGCATAAAAATTCAGTTGATTTTTCAGCAGAATCATAGAATGACGTATATATATCATCATTGGTCAAATATTGTTCATCGCTTTGATTAATTATTCCTAACGATACAAGGTTATTTAAACTCAGTTCATTTTGAAACCAAAGAGCTGTTGAATTATTTGGAGCAATAAAATGATCTCCATATTTATGGCCTGAGCCATCATCCATTCGGCTAAAAAATATAACAGTAGGTATAGGAAGAAAATCAAAATTATTAGTCGAAATTTGGATAAGAAACTTAGCATCTTCTGAACTAAATTGTGATAAAACATTTGAAAATCTAGGTGATAATCCTTGATTATTCCTTTTGTCTATAGAAGCAGCAACAAGTTTAGCAAACATTTCTCTTAAGTTATCATCACTTATTTGATATTTAGAGTCCTCTATAGTTTTCATAGCTAAGTTTATTTTAGAAGAATCCCTATTTTCTTCAGGAATTTTATTTACATTATCAATAATTGATTGCTTAAATTTTCTTATATGTGCATTTGCCCATATTGTTCCTATGTTTAATGGCGATAATAATAATTCTGAAATACCACCCAAGGTGTCACCAATATTTTTAACAGTAGGATTCATTAATAGTTCTTGAGTATTTTGAGGTAAAAAATTAAGTGGATTTTTTTGATCCATGAAAAATCTCCTTTTAAAAAATCAATTAAATACTAGATATATGTATTATTATACACGAAAGACACAAGATGTTGTGGAATAAGATACAAATTATTTTGAATAAAAAGCATTGGTCTTTAGCAAAATTAGCCAAGGAATCTAATGTAAATTATGAAACATTGAAAAAATATAAATTTGCTGGGCAGGAACCTGGCTTTAGTAAAGTATGTAAAATTGCTGATGCGTTAAGTATTAGTTTAGATGAATTGAGGTAACCATTAGCCTGAAAGGAGCTAGTAAATGACAACGATAAAAATGAATGACGGTAGAACTCAATATAATGTTAAGGAAGATTTTCATGATATATGTATGTTTCTTTGTAATGCAAATAAATTGAATAACTATTTTATTCAGCTAACAGATACGCAATTAGGTGAAGTTTTATTAAGCATCAATAACATTTTATCCGTTAAGGCAAGTAAATAATGTCTGAACATGAAATTCAAAAACTAATTATGCGTGAATTATCAATGCATCATTGTACTGTTTTTAGAGCAAATGTTGGTAAAGTGCTCATGCAAAATGGGAGGTGGTTTGATACTGGGCTACCTAAAGGACACCCAGACCTATATGGTTTTAGATGGGTAGACAATCAAGTATTTTATATAGAAGTAAAATCAAAAACTGGTAAACCTAGAGATGATCAGATTAGATTTCATGAATTTCTATTATCACATAATGTGATACATGGAATTGCTCGTAGTACAAAAGATGCTCGTATGATTGTGGAAGGAGGCTTGGTGGGGTATGGCTATCCCCTATAATTTAATTCATGCATTAGAAAATGAATATGGAACATTATCATTAGTACCAGATAATAATTTAACTTTAAAGTCTATTCAAAAATCACTATACAACAATGAAGAAGAAATTATTGACGCTAGAATCACTGCATTAATTAATGACGGTTATTCAATTAGTGAAATAGCAACTGAATTAAATTTTAGCCAAAATAAAATCCGATCAGCTGTTAATCGTTTAGGATTAGAAGTTAAACCATATTTTAAATATGTGGCAATTAATCGAAAAACCGAACAAAAAATATATAGTAAGAACTTTAGCAAATACCGTGTTATCACTCATCAATCTTTACAATTTATATCAAGTGCAAGGCTTTATTTAAATAAAAAAGGATATTATTTAAGAAAATTCCGTAAAATTGTCCGCTTTAAAAAGCTAAAATCAGGAGATAAGTATTTTTGTAAAAACAAATTATATACCAAAGAATAGAAAGGAAAAGAGCTGTGGAAGAAAACGTTGATTTACCAATCGATATTGATCAAAAGTTAACTGCTCAAAAGGTACGTAACTTTTTCAAATATAATTTTGAACACTACCTAATAAGAGCTGGTTATCATCGTACTGACCTTAGCAGCCCACAGCTCGATCCTACTGGTATTATGAGTCATGGTGGCAACTCAGCTGAGAATAAAATGGCGTCAATATTTGAAGCACAGGATAAATGCCAAGCAGTCTATCATGCTATTGAACAATGCGCTGATAGTTCAAAGCAGCCATTCAGAACAATTTTAAAATCACTTTACATTGAAGAACTTACTGATTGGCAGGTAGCAGCTAAAGTGCAGTATAGTGATTCCAGATACAGTGATTTAAAGCGTTATGCTCTGTGCCAGTTTGCAGACACGATTGATACTTGGAAACTAATTTATAATGTAAAAATTCCAGAACTTAAGGTATTTAAAAATCGGGTCAATATCGGGTCAGAATCGGAGAAAGGTCGGATTGAATAGGTGTTATATTAGTAACATCAAGAATAAAAGATAATTCTTGAATGTGTATATACAAAGCAGCGATAGGTTCGAATCCTATCGTTACTATAGACATGCGATGACCTTAATAAGTCTTTATTTGGATAATCTATAATATGTTTTGAAGTTTAGTAATTATATTAAGCGAGTGTGTCAAATCAAATATGGATTAATTGATAAGGTAATCAAATTTTATAATGCAAGGATTAGACCTATCACTAATCCATATTTTTATGCCTTAAAGTTATTTGTGAGTATAATATACTCGTAAAGTTATTAAAATTTTAAGGAGAGATTAAGTCATGAATTATTCAGATTTTATAAAAATGTTTGAAAATATTATCAGTCTCGCAGATAAAGCTAAAGATTTAAAACTAACAAGGGCTATTAATGAGTTAGGCGTTAAAACTTTAAAATTAGTACAGGAAAATGCAGATCTTAAAGATAAGCTTAATAAGCAAAAGGACGATGATGATTTTGCTAAAAGCTTAAGAATAACAGAGGAAGGATACTATTATAAAGATGAAACTACACCCTACTGTATTAGATGTTGGGATGCTGATAAGAAAAGAATACACTTACAAAAAAGTGAGTATGGAACTTGGATTTGTCCGGAAGAGATATTTTTAAGAAATAAATGATTTTATCGATATTAATGTAGAAAAGAGAAAATGTAAAAAGATGCCATCATTATTAGTTGAAAAATTTTTAATTTTTATTTCTAAAAATTGGTTTCCTATTGTTATTCCAGCTGTAATTTCGGCTTTATTATCTTATTTTGTTTCTGTGAAGGCTAATGTACGAATAGCAAGAAATCAAAATAGTCGGCAAAGGGAATTGGAAAATTCACGTACTTTTGAAAGGCTTTATGATTTGCTGTTGAGTATGTATAGAAACATTAATCATTTGAATAATATTATGAAATTTTTTCCCTCAGGAAGTTTACCGAAAACAGCTATAAAAAGAATCAGCGAAACAGAAAAAGAATTAGATAAAGAAATTTCAGAGTTTTCTATGTTAGTTAATCTTAACACCTCGTTATTTGAAGATGGAAAAAGAGGAGATTTAGCTGTACTTGTAGATGAATTTATGGAAGACGATAAGGAATATTTAAAAGTAGTAATAGGGAAATCTAATCAAGTGAGTTTAGAAAAGTCAAAAGTTTCTATGTTAGATACTTTAGATTATCTTAAACTGAAAAAAGAATATTATTTGTATAAATTTTTGAAGTAATTAAAATAACTTAATTAGGAGGTGGTGAAATGATGTGACTGATTCTGAAAAAAGAATAGCTGCCCAACACGATTATGAGCTTGGAATGAAGTATAAGGACATTGCCGCTAAATATAGTGTGTCTATTAATACAGTCAGATCGTGGAAAACACGTTATAAATGGCTACGCAATAAAAGTAAAAAAGATGTGCACATTAATCAAAAAGATGTGCAACAGAAAACACCAACGGGTGCAGCAATAAACCAACTCAATAATAGTAATTTAAAAGATAAACAAAAGGCGTTTGTACTAGAGTACTTACGCCTTTTTAATGCAACGCAGGCTTACATTAATGTTTACGATGTTGACTATAGTAATGCTAAAACTGCGGGACCCAGATTGTTGGAAAATGTTGGAGTTCAAAAACAGATAAAACAAATCCGAAAAGCAAATCTGAAAGAGCTAGTTATTGAGCCGTTGGACTTAATTGAAGACGTTACTAAAGAAGCCAAAGCGGACATTGGCAACTATCTTGACTTTGGCAGTTGATCAGAAAAAATCGTTGAAAAGAAAAAGACTAAAAAGCTTTTAAAGACGACAAAGTCAACGAATCGAGTACCAATGTTGTTTGAGATAAGCCAATATTAGACATTAATGGCAAGTAGGTCACAATAATCTTCTATCTACTTATATTTCAAGGATAAAGCCAAAGTAGATACTTCATTAATAAAGAAGATTACTTAAGGCATGGACGGAGCAACAATTGTGTTTTATTACAAAACCAAAGCACGTGATATGCTGCTTAAAAGGCCAAAAGAGCAAAACAATGACAACGATACGACAGTAAACATCAATTCTAACGTTCCAAAAGAGAATAAAGCAAAAGTTTTATGTACAAGATTTTACCTGTGTTTTATGTTATTTTTGGTAGATATACAATTAGAAACATGA